GGTTCCGACCGCGACTTTTTTGTGCGAATTAACCTAGTATTTTTTTGTGTTAAACATTGTTAAACAATCTTGCGTAACTTTTTAGACCCTATGAAATATCCCTCTTTAGTAACAAAGAAAATCAGCGAGCTTTCACCAGCAAAATACAATCCTAGAAAAATTACTTCCGAGGCTTTGGGTAGGCTCACAAAATCTTTGAGCGAACTTGGGAATCTTCAGCCGATAACTTGGAACGCAAAGACTGGGAACATCGTTGGAGGCCATCAAAGGCTAAAGTGCTATTTGGCACTTGGCAAAGATGAGGTCGATGTGTGGGCGGTATGGTTGGATGAGACGCAAGAGAAGGCGGCCAACCTTGCCTTGAACAAGTTGAGTGGTGAATTTGATATGCCCCAACTCAAAGACATCCTCGAAGAATTAGACGCAGGGGAAATCGACATTGATATTACCGGGTTCAGCTTGGATGAGATTGGCAAGATGATGGAGGCCACGATTCCAGAGGGCGAAGAGAGTGGAGGGGGCGAGAAATGTTTGGCGTGTGGAAAGCCCTTGTGAGAAATGCGACAATCAGAACTGGCAAAACTATGGGGAATATCTGGGGCGGCGATAAACAAACTCGTAAAGGCGGGTATGCCCCTCACAAGCGAGGCAGAAGCTCAAAGCTGGAAGATCGCAAACCAAAAGAGAGTAGGAAGAAAGCAACTGCTAATCCAAGCACCATCTCCGAACTTCTCCGAGCCATCGAAGGGATTGGATGCCGAGTCATACAAATCGACAAGCTCGCTTGGCAGATTGAATCGAGCGAAGCAAGCCGAGGTAGTTGCTTACTCGTTGGTCGCTACGGCGGCCACAAACAAGAACCCAGTAGCGATGAGGTCGGCAGTGCAAGGATGGGGCGAAGCAAAAAAAAGAGTCGCAGAGGCAGAAATGGAACACGCTCGATTCGAGGAAGTAACCAGAGTGCTAGTCAGAATGGACGAGGTGCGAGAAGTGTTCGGCAAATGGCTAGGAGCAATTAGAAACCTAATGGACGCTATGCCTTCGAGCTTAGCCGCCAGAGCAAACCCAAGCGACCCAGAATGTGCCAAAAGGGCTATCCAAGAGGGCATCGATCAAATCTTTGTGACTATTCAGAAAGCAGAAGGAGCATTCAAATGAATAATCAATTAACACCCAAGGAGGCAAGAATCCTTTTCATTCTTCTTGAAAGCAAAACTGGATACGAATTACTGCGGGATGCTGTGACCAGTATTTATGGTTATGAAAAAGACCATAAAATAAAATGGCCTAAAACCATAAAACGCAAAATCAAAAACCTTTATATGTCTCAATTCAAATGAACGAGTGCTTTATTGTTTTGCTGGTAGCAATCGCAATCCTTGGCATAGTGCTTCCATTCCTTGACCGATGAAAACCACAAAGCCTACAAGAATAGCGTTGGCCTACTGCCGGAACTCTAGCTACTCAACGCTTTTTATTCCCGCTAAAGGGCAACTCAAAAACTTTGAAAGCAAATATGGGTTTTCTATGTGCGTAGGATGTTGCTTCAAAAACTACCCCAAGACAAGGCAGGGCGTTGGAAGATACTGGATGGTTCACTTTCATCACGCAGTTGTAAGAGATAATGCAGACCCAGTCGCACTTCACAAAACCCTTATGCAGATACCAGAGTTTAGGGATTTATGTGCCCACGATGTTCCATTCTTCGATCAATGAAACGCTCTCCACTCAAACGCAAAACCCCACTCAAGCGAGGTGGGAAACTACGCCGAGTATCTGCAAAGAGAAAAGGCCAGAACGAAGTCTATAAAGATGTGCGAGAGAAGTTCCTAACAAACAATCCAGTCTGCCAAGTCTGCAAGTGCAAGATGGCAAGCCAAGTTCACCATAGGCGAGGGAGGTTCGGGGATAGGCTCAACGAGGTAGAGTTTTTCTTGGCGGTGTGTTTCGAGTGCCATCATCAAATTCATATGAACCCCGCTTGGGCGTATGCGAAAGATTATCTGGTTAAGAGATGAACCAGATCGATGAGGCCAAGAACTTTGCTCGTCTTTTGTTTGAGCCAAGGGAACAACTATCAATCCCAGAGTGGGCAGAGAAAAACCTAACACTTTCAGCTAGGGTTACGAACATACCCGGTGCGTATTCGACAACACTTACGCCCTATGTGCGTGAGCCACTAGAGGCTTTTGGCGATGATTCGATTCGTAGGGTGGTGCTGGTATGGGGGGCACAGACAAGTAAGACCACAACGATTCTGGCTGGCCTAGCGTACCGAATAGCAGAGCGACCTTGCCCCGCCTTGTGGGTGATGCCTAGCGAGCATTTAGCCAGATCATTCACAGAAACTAGGTGGTTGCCAATGATTGACGATTGCCCAGCCCTAGCCAAAGAGAAGCCAGACAACACGGACAAAATAAAAATCCTAGAGCAACACTTCAAGCGATGCTCGGTCTGGTGGGCTGGCACTAGCCCCTCTGCTCTTTCCAGTCGCTCGATTGCCTTGTTGTGTATGGATGAGGTAGACAAGTTCCCAGAGCAAGCGGGGTCGGGGCGAGAGGCGAATCCAGTTCAACTAGCAGAGGCTAGAGTCAGCACCTATCCCAATCATCTCATCATAGCAACTAGCACCCCAACAACTGCCGACTCAATTATTTGGAGCGAGTGGCAAAAAGGAGATATGCGTTTTTACTTCGTTCCTTGTCCTCATTGTGGACACAAGCAGAAGCTGGTCTGGGGGCAAGTAAAGTGGGACGAGTCGGCCAAGATTGAAGATGGGGTTTATGATTTTAAGCTAGTTAAATCTACGACCTACTACGAGTGCGAGGGGTGCAAGGAAAAGATTACAGACGGACAGAAAACCAAGATGCTTCGAGAGGGAGAGTGGAGGGCAACTAACCTCAAGGGCGAACCAGCCAGACGCTCCTATCATCTCAACGGCCTATATGCTCCTTGGGTATCCTTCGGGAGTTTGGCGGTAAAGTTTCTGCAAGATAAGCACAATGGAATCATCGGCCTTCAGGACTTCGTGAACCGAGTTCTTGCCGAGCCTTGGATGGAACACGAAAGCGAGAAGATGGAGATTGTGGCTGGCGATTACAAGATGGGCGAAGTCAGGGTGAATGAGAAACTGATTATGGCTTGCGACATCCAAGAGGCGGGGGGCTTCCACGCTTGGTGCGTTGTTAGGGCTTGGGACATTGAGGGAAGATCGAGGCTTGTGTGGGCTGGAAGGCTTGAGACTTGGGGAGACATCCAAGCCAAGGCAGAGGAGTTTGGGGTTGAGTCGAAGTGCGTTTTCTGCGATTCGGGAGATCAAACCAGAGATGTTTATTATAATTGTTGTAAGAACGGATGGATGGCATTGGTCGGTTCAGACCGCACCAGCTTCTCTGAAATTGTGGGGGAGCAAAAACTACAACGCCCATACGCTCGAATTGCCAATGGCGACCCCTTTAGCGGTAAGGCGGTTCAGTCAAGGGCTGGGTGGAAGTGGAAGTTCTGCCCAGTCTGGAGGTGGTCGAACCCATCCATCAAAGACATCCTCTCCAACCTAATCAAAGAACCCGGCTACATCGCTCTCGACACCCCCGATGTTTGGCGTGTGCATATTGAAGCAGAGGTGAAGGTGCGGGTGAAAAATCCTATGACTGGCAGGGAAAGGCTTGTGTGGAAGCAAGTGGGTAAGCATAATCATTTAATGGATTGCGAATGTATGAACATCGTTGGGGCGGCCTTGTATGGGCGATTGAAAGTCTCGCCCGCAAGTTTGACAGAAAGTGAGTTTGATAATGGCGAAGGGTGATTTCATTGGGCTACCCCTTGCCACCCTAACTTCTCTTCGTGATAAGTATGTTACTTGTTTAGAGGCGATAGCGGTGGCGGGTTCAAGCTATTCGATAGCTGGTCGTTCGTTTTCAAGAGCGAATCTCGGTGAGGTAAGAGATACGATTGCGGAGCTAACCCTAGCCATCCAGCAAGCGACTGGCACTAGGGTTCGCACAACCTACGCAAACTTCGGCTCGTGAAAAAAGCCTCTCTCAATCTGATCGACAAGGCGATTGCCTTTGTAAATCCTCAAGGTGCAGTTGATAGGCTTGTTGCTCGTCAAAGGATTAAGAACTTCGAGTATGACGCAGTTAAGTATTCAAGGCAACGCAAAGGGCCGAGCCAGTTGTCGGGTGCGGAAGATTATCGTTCTAACTATGACCGAGTAGAGTTGATGAAAAGGGCGAGGGATTTGGCAGAGAATGTTGGCCTTGTCCGCTCCATCCTAATGAAGTTCGCCAGCCATACCGCCGCAAACATTTCCTACCAAGCCCGAACCGAGAACCCAGAAGTCAATACAGATGTCGAGATGTATTGGGCAGAGTGGTTCGATAAATGCGACATCTCCACAAGGCATACTGGTTCAACACTTATGCAAGTGGCGATGATGTCGATGTTGCGAGACGGTGATTTTCTTTTTGTCCTAGTCCGAGATTCAGACGGCAACCTAAAAATACAAGGCATTGAGGGTGATAGACTTGGCGACCCATTCAAAGTCTATACTAGTTCGGAGTTAATTGGTGGAATCCATATCGATCAACGAACTGGCTCACCCACAGCTTACGACATTTATAGCCGAAGCATTGGCGATATGTATACCTACCAAGCAACGATTCCAGCAAGCCAAGGCTTTCATTTATTCGACCCACTCCGCATTGACCAGTACCGAGGAATCTCCGCTTTTCACACCGCAATCAATGACGCAACGGATATTCACGAAATCGTAGGCTTTGAGAAGATGTCGGCCAAGGTTGCTTCTAGCCAAAGTGCAATCATAAAGCGAAACAACAACAATGCTTCTGATCTCTCCTCGCTCACAAACGACCAAGACATCAATGGAAGCGTAATTAAGCTAGAGGCGATTGAGTCTGGGAAAATCTCTTACCTAGAGCCGGGCGAGGACATTGTATTCCCAGATGGGCCGAGCCGTCCAAGCGGAGCATTCGCCGAGTTCCACAAGATTCTTTTGAGGAACATTTGCTTGGGCGTTGGCATCCCTTACAGCTTCGCCGTAGACCCTTCCGCTATGAGTGGCCCGACTGCTCGCCTTGAGATGCAACAAGCAGGGCGAACCTTCCGCAGATACCAGAAGCTACTAGATGATAAGGTTCTTCGCCCGATTAAGAACATCGTTATTGCTGATGGAGTTGCAAGGGGATTGATCGAGAAGAATGTTGGGAGCAGAACAACTAGGGGCATCTTTAATTTCGGGGCTAATGTATCTATTGATTTGGGCAGAGAATCCGCTTCCGCAATCTCCGAGTTTAAGACTGGCCTACGCACCGCCGCTGACATCTACGCAGAGCGTGGTCAAGACTTTGAGAGTGCTATGCGACAAAGGGCTATTGAGGCCAAGCTAGTTAAGGATTTGGCTGGGGAATACGAAGTTTCAGCCGACACGATTTCCGACATCGCCGCAGAGGGATTGACCAGAGATTCACAAAAAGCCCAAGCGACCCCAACAGAAGGCGAGCAGACACCCGCTGGACAACCTTCGGACGAGGATATGCTTGGTGGTGCTTCACTCAATGGTGCTCAAGTTGCCTCGCTTATCAATGTTATCAATGCCGTGGCTATGGGTGCGGTTTCCAAGGAAGGTGCGGTATCTATCATCACCGCCGCCTTCCCGACCATCAGCCCAGACCAAGCAAGGGCGATCATCGCTGGGGTCAATGTCGGCACAACTATTCCTACGACCAAGGAGGAGAAACAGCAGATTACAAAAGACCAAGGCGGGGATGCTTCGGGAGGATCAACACCCCCAGCCCAAGAACCCACCACGCCCCCGCCCGCCCCCACGGCAACCTCACAAAAAAAAAGTAGTTTAGAGATTCTGGAAAGCCTAGACCCCGCATCTATTAAGATGCTGATTGAGGGAATGATGGGCGGGATTGAGTTGGCAAAATACGATGGGATTGATTTTACCCCACCAGAAGGGGCTAGGGAGGCCGCTAAAAGAGCCTTGGATGTTAGGGAAGGCAAACCAGCCAGCCAAAGGGGAATGACCCCAGTAGGCATAGCCAGAGCTAGGGATTTGCAAAATGGGGTGAAGATGTCGCCCGACACTATCCGCAGAATGAAAGCCTTTTTCGATAGGCACGAAGTCGATAAGAAGGGTGCAACTTGGGATGAGCAGGGCAAGGGCTGGCAAGCGTGGAATGGATGGGGTGGAGACGCTGGTTATGCTTGGGCAAGGAAAGTGGTAGGCCAGATGGAGGCGAGAGAAAAAAAAACTGAATTTGTAGCGGGTAGGGATTGTGGACAAGATGAGGGTGGAACTTTCGGGCCAGATAATGAGTGTGCAGTAGGCTACGGCAGACCCCCACTCAAGGGAGGCTATACGCCCACCCGACCCGGTGGAAAATTCCCCAAGGATTACAAGAGGCCAACGGAACAAGGCAAAAGGGAAAAGCCAAAAAAACAGAAAGACACAACACCGCCCTTGCCTCCACCCAAAAAACCAGAGCCTCCAACTCCGAAAACAAAAAGAGAAAGGGCAACACAATCTGTAAAGGATTTGGGAGTTGAAAGAGTGGAATTGCCAGAAAACGAAGAGGCCGCCGAAGATATTTCCAAGTCTTTGCAAAACCTAAAAAGCAAAGGATATGAAGTCCCCCCGCCATATCAAATTTTTACAGACGATATTGAAGCTCGCTATGGAACAGCATTTGCGGGTTCATACGCAGTAGCACATCAAGAGGAGGGAACTCTCAAGAATCAGATTATTTATAGTAAAGATTTCAATTCAAAATCTATGAGAGAGAATCTCTCTGAAGATCAAAAAAGGGGCTGGTTCACATCAACCGATCTTTTTGCTCACGAGTATGGTCACAATGCACATACAAACAATATATCATATCAAGAAGCGATTGAGTATGGCAAGGGATTTGGTCAAGGGACAGATGCAGAGAGAAGTGTGGCTATTGCGGGTAAAGTTAGCCAATATGCACAGAAAGACCCATTCGAATTTGTGGCTGAAACATTTGCTGGTCATATATCTGGTAAAGAATACTCTAAAGATGTGTATGATCTTTATAAAAAATATAAGGGGCCAGAACTAAAATGATGATACCTAAAAAAGACTTTGATGAAAAGAGATATAGGGAGGCGATGCAAATATACATAAGGGGTCTTTATGGCATAAAGGACGAAGAACTAGCAGAACCAGCCTCTTGCCCAATCGCAACCCAAGACATCAAAACAAACCTAGCCAATAGGCAGACAGCGGTAGATGATGCGAACTACGGCCCAGCCAATCCTAACGAACCCAACGACGACTATTGGAAAGCCAAGGCAGACGAGTTCCAAGGTGATGTAGTCACGGCAAAGAAGATGCTTTGTGGTAATTGTGCGGCCTTCGACCAGAGGAGCAAGGTTCTGGGGTGCATTAAGAAGGGCATCGGAGAGGACGCAAACGAGGTGGCTATTGGTGGCGATCTCGGTTACTGCGAGATTTTTGACTTTAAGTGTGCGGCCAAAAGGACTTGTGACGCTTGGATTGTGGGCGGGCCGATTACAGATAAAAAAGAAGAACTAGCCCGACCAGTCTCTCAAACGCCAGCCCCTCCCAAGGAACGAATCAAAGGCTCAAAAGAGAACCCAGAAGGCACGGCATCCACAAGAAGCAAATCTGGTGACATAGAGATTTCAGCCGAGAACGAGGAGGCATTGAAAAACAAGATTGCCGAGTTCAAAGACAAGCACCCCTCAAGGAAAGCCCCTACCCTTGGAGCATTGAAGAAAGTGTTTCGCAGGGGGGCAGGTGCATTCTCGACTAGCTTTAGGCCAACGATTACCGGGGGAAAGCCCAACTCACGCAACGCTTGGGCGATGGCTAGGGTGAACAAGTTTCTCAAGATGGCTGGCGGGGGTGAGGTCAAGGATTCATATCGCAAGGCAGACGGCGATTTATTGGAGGAAAGATTTGATTGTGGAACTGGTGCTGGTGGATTTAAGGAGGGCAATACTTGTGCTGGTGGCGGTGGTGGCGGTGTGGCAGTATCTGATATTACAACAACCAAAACCTCTTCAAAAATTGATGCCCAATATGAGCAAACAATACAAAAAGGCGATTCAAAGAAAGCCGAAAAAATTATTGAGTCGGAGGCAACAAAAAATGGATTTTCTGAAGTCTATCATATTTCAAAATCAGACAAACCATTTACAGAGTTTTTGCCAAGGGTAAAAACAGATTCGGCTCTATGGGAAAATCACGCTTGGAATGATTTTAAGGAAAAGCATCCAGAGGAATGGAAAAAAGAATGGCTAAAGCCGGGGGGAACTGGAAAATTGCCGTCTTGGTTCAAGCCGAAAGAACCAGAGCCAGAGTTTATATATGTGAGTCCAACTAGGCAAGACGCTGAAAAACTTGGAAAATTTAATGAGTTTAGGGGAAGAGAACCACAGAAGTTTTATGCTTATCTTGGTAAAACATACGAAACAGATAAATATATAAGAGATTTGAAGCCATCAGATATTCCCAAGGGATATGATTCTGTATCTGGTTGGATGCCAAATGCAAATAACAATAGAACAAAAGTTAGAGAAATAGTTATTTTACGCCCAGAAAACATTAAGTCATCAAAGGCAGTAGAAAAAGATGGCTCTGGAAAGACTATTCCTCCATCCAAAAGGTTCGACCGAACAACAAAAGACATTAGGGGAGCAAAATAGAATTGACAAACTGAATGAGTAATTATGCCTCTACCCCTACCTTCCGCTGACGAATCCGAACAAGACTTTGTTTCCCGCTTTATGGGAGACGAGCAAGCTATAAGCGACTTTCCAGACGAACAACAGAGGGCGGCGGTTGCCTATTCTACTTATAGGGACGAGGAACTAGAGGAAATGGAGCTAGGCGGGGTGAGCATTTTGGAGGTGGGAGAGGCTAAAGGACACGACCTTTTCGTGGATAAGATCAGCCTAGAAACCGCCCTCAAACTTATGGGTAAGGCAAAGAATGGCGTGAAGGTGAAGATGAACCACGGAAGCGGATTGGACGCAGTAGTGGGCTTTGCCAGAAACCCCCGCATTGAAGGGGATAGGCTTGTTGCAGACCTTCGCCTACTCCGCAACTCGCCTCACTACGGCCTAATCAAAGAGATGGCCTCCGAAGCCCCTGACCAGTTTGGGGTTTCCCTAGCCTTTGTGAATGAGTCCGAGACGATTGATGGCAAGGATTACATTCGACCCCAGAGCATCGCCTCTGCTGATTTAGTTTCCTCCCCTGCGGCCACCAATGGCCTCTTTGAAGAAATGGTAAAGTTTATGGAAAAGCTGGGATATGTAAGCGGAGGAAAGACAATCCCATCCGTAGCCAAAGAAGCCGTGGAGGAAGCTCCACTTGACAAAAAGGACAAAACCAATATGGAAAACACAGATTACAAAAAAGATATGGACGAAATTAAAGTTCGTCTCGCCGCCTTGGAAGAGGCGATGAAACCCAAGGATGAGGAAAAGAAAGAGGAGATGGCCTCGGAAGCTCCCAAGATCGTCATCGAAAAAGAAGATGAAGATGAAAAAGAGGAGACCAAGGAAGAGATGAGCGAAGTCGTGAAGAAAGTTCTTACCGAGTTCGGCATTAAGCCCATCCCCGCCTCCCCTTCAATCGAAGTTCCTTCCGAGAAAAAGGAAGAACCCAAAACTTTTGAAGCACTCGTGGCCGCCCATAGCGACTACGGAACAAGCAAGCTCAAGGCGATGAAAGCCGTGATGCTCTCCAACCCCAAAGAATACTCCGAGGCTCTGTCTCGTGGTATTAACAAACTCTAAACAAAGGATAATACTAAAATGGCAACAAATATCGATGGTGGTGCAGTTCGCACCTTTAACTTCGCTTCGGCGATTTCGGCTTACCGATTCGTCCAAATCGGAACAGATGGATTGGCAGTAGCTTCAGTCTCCGGCACGGCTCGTGCCATTGGCTCTACTATTTCCGATGTAGCGGCTGGTGACAACGGAGCAGTCAAACTGTTCTACCCAACCTTTTTTGCAACTTGTGATACGGCGATTGCGGCTGGCGGCCTTGTGGCTACCAGCACGGCTGGCCTCGTGACAACTGCGGCGGCCAATGTTGGCATCGTCGGAGTTGCTCTCGAAGCTGGTGCGGCTGATGCAGTAATCGAAGTCGCAGTTCCTTTAACCCAGTAATTTAACCAACCAAGAAAGAATATAAATATATGGCATACGTAAGTGGTGGCACAACGATTCGGGCAGACATCAACCAAGCGTTGATCGAAGCCCCTCAAGCCGATGTCGGTTTGATCGGTTCGCAACTTCTCCCTTTGCAGAATGTGGAAGCAAAGAGCGGAACTTACCTAAAGGTTCAACTTGGAGGTGCAGACCTCTTGACCAACAATGCAACGGCTCGTGATGCTGGTTCAGCATACAGCCGCGGAATTAGGTCATTCAGCCAAGCGAATTTTTCAACTGACGAATTCGGATTGGAGGAGTTGCTTGATGATAGCACAGCCAAAGACTTAAACCGATTCTTCTCATACGAGGCCGAAACTGCCAAGTTCTTGCTCCGTCAGTTGAAACTATCCCACGAGAAGCGAGTTTCCGATCTTCTCTGGGCTGGTTCGACTCCCTTCACCATCGCTGACCAGACTCGTGCAGTTGCCTATACGAACACGAACATCGCCACGGTTGATGTGGCTCGTGACGTAGCGGCCGCCAAGCTCGCTCTTAACCAGTATGGTTATGAAGTGAACTGTATCGCGATGTCGGCCAATGTGTTTGAGTTAATCAGACGCTCCACCCTCCTGCAGAATCAGTTCTTCGGAGTTATCTCCAATACTGGTGCTCGGTTGTTGAGCGAAGCTGAAATCGCGGCGGCTCTGGGAGTTCAGAACCTCCTCGTTGGCCGTGCGGCGATCAACTCTGCTGGCAAGAACAAAGCCTACTCTGGTTCGTTCGTTGTTCCAGATACCAAGATCATCGTAGGTCAGATTGCTGGTGGTGAGTTCACCGCTGGTGGAATCGGACGCACCTTGGTCTGGTCGGGTGACTCGGCTGGTGGTTTCGTTAGCGAAAGCTATCGTGACGAAGCTCGCCGTAGTCAGGTCTTGCGGGTGAGAATGAACACAGACGAGGTCGTTATTGACCCGAATGCAGCGGTGCGAATCACGACTAACTACTCCGCTAGCTAAAGATTGCTGTTGGTTGTTTCCTCTGAAGAAGGGGGAGTGGGTGAATAACCTGCTCCCCCTTTTTCTTTTAATTGACATCCTATAAAAGCTAGAAATCCTATCCAAATGAAATATCCTATTTCAGTCTATCTCATCGCTGGTAATGAAGAAGAATATATCGCCAGATGCATTCAGTCGTTTAAGCCGATTTCAGCAGAGCTTATTTTGTGCATCGCTAGGGGGAACGCTGTCCCAGATAAAACAGAGGAGATTGCGAGGGGGTTGGGTGCGAAGATTGTTCACTATACCAACAAAAACGATTGGCCTCATATTGATGATTTTGCAACGGCAAGGAATACGGCACTAGAGGCTTGTTCAAGCGAATGGTGTTTATGGGTCGATGCTGACGATGTGATGGCCGAGGATGGGGCGAAGGTAGTCGAGGAGGCTATTGACCTTGCCATTCAAAAAGACGCTCACCTAGTGGCGTTAAAATACAATGTGGACAATGCAGGACTTATCCCACTCCGAGAAGAAATCTCCAAGAAAGGTACTTGTAGCTGGAAGAACCGAGTTCACGAAATGCTAGTTTGCAAAGAGCCAAACAAGACGATTGGCGTGGATAAGATTTTCCGAATCCATAAGCCCCACGGCTACAAGCCAAGGAGTGCCGAAAGGAACTTAAACATCTTGGCCGACACGCTTGCCCCGGCCGCCAACGCCCTTTACTACCAAGCCCAAGAATACTTTTTGTCTGGCAAATACGACAAGTGCATTGAGTCTAGTATGCGAGCTTTAGCCTTCCCAGAGCTAGAGGACACACTTCGCTATGATGTGCTTTGCAACCTTGGCAGATGTGTTCCAGAAAACGAGAGGCTTTCCTACCTTGGGCAAGCCGTATCCCTGCAACCAGATAGGCGAGAGGCTTATTTTTATATAGCTAACCATTGGGCAGGGAAAGGGAACTGGGTTAAGGCTTATGGGGCTGGCAGGGCTTGTATGACCCTGCATCGACCCAAAGCCCACTACTGGAATCTTGTTGAGGCAATCTACAACTGGCAAGCTATGGACTTATACGAGACGGCATCGGTATGCGTTAATGAAATGGGAGAGGCAGAGAAGATTCGTAAGATTAGACCAGCACCCAAGATTAGCATTGTTCACGCTACAAGGGGAAGGCCACAAGTTGCTTGGCAGAGGCGTTGGCAATGGCTTTCCCTAGCCCAAAACCCCCTAGAAATTGAATGGTTGTTTATGGTCGATCATAACGACCCAACAGACTACACGCCCCACCAAGCTATCAGATGCAATCCGGGCGGGATGATTAACGCTTGGAACGCAGGGGCAAAAATAGCCAAAGGGGACATTGTTATTCAAATGAGCGATGATTGGACACCACCCCGCCATTGGGATGCCCTAATTTCGAACGCTATTGGGGACACAACGCAAGAGAAGGTGCTGGCAGTATCAGATGGCCTTCGACAAGATAAGCTCCTCTGTATGGCGATTTTGACGCAATCTAGGCTAAGGAGGCAGGGGTATCTATTCCACCCAGACTACCAAGACTCGGATGGCATCTATTCCGACAACGAGTTCACGGAAAGAGCCTATGCGGAACAAGTGGTAATTGAGGCTAGACAAATCCAATTTAAGCACGATAACCCTATGTTTAATGGCGGCCAACCAGACGAACAACTAAAAAACCACAACAAGCCAGAATTCTACGAGAAAGGGAAAGCGATCTATGAAAAACGCAAACAAAATAATTGGATGTAGGAAGTCGAAAAAGGGGGACAACACGAAGGGGGTTGGTATAATTGAGTTCGGAAAGTCTCGCATCGACAAAACAAGGTATGTGCTAGTGGATATTACCTATGATAAGAAGGCTGGTAAGGAATTGTATGAGGCTGGGATGATTGCCTTAAAGCACGACCCAGAAGCCGTGATTGAGTACGCAATCAAAAAAGCATTAGCAGGGATGGCGAAATGCAAGAAGTAACCATTCACGATTCATTCGGTAAAGCCCTTGCAAAGTATAGCGAGGGGCTAGAGGTTGGCCTAGAGATCGGGGGAGGAACTGGCGATGGCTCAACCCAATGCATTAGGACAAAAAGGCTATTCAGTATTGAGAACCACCCAGATCGCATTGGTAGGCATTCAATGAACCTATCTGCAAGAGGCGGCGTTTCCATTTATGGTTCTGCTGTTACTAGAGAATTGTGGATGAACAAAATGGATGTGCTTGAATTTTATACGAACCAAAAAACCAATCTAAATCAATATCCATTGGAAGTCGTGAATGGTTGGTATTCTGAATGTTTTAAGACAGCACAACAATTTCAAACAAACGCAATCGAGGACATCCATATAGAGCATAATGTAGATTTTAACTTTGTGCTGATTGATGGCTCGCCTTTTTCTGGTGAGGCCGAGTTGCGTTGCGTCCGTCCCTTCCTAGCGGAGAAGGCAATCATCGCATTGGACGATGTGAACGACATTAAGAACTTGGCGAACTACAATAAGCTTAAGGGATTTGGAGAACTGCTCTGGGAGGATTGGTCGGTTCGTAATGGTGCGGCCATCTTTCAGTTATGACCATTGTTCAAATTGGATGCAACGATGGGAAAGATCACATCCTAGATTTTTGCATAAATAACAAGGAGAGCATCGAGGAAATACATCTCATAGAGCCAAACCCGGAGGCACTTGAGGATTGTAAGCAGACCTATTCAGATTTTAAGCAAGCTAGATTTCACAACCTTGCGATTGTCCAGAATGACGCTGATTCCGTAGAGCTACATATTCCACGCACAAAGTCACTCAACGCCCACGCCTCAACATTTGCAAACCATCTAACCGCACACGGCCACCAAGATTTCAACACGATCAATGTCCCGGCAACAAGCCTTGCTGGTTTCCTCGACTCAAATAAAATCGAGAAGTGCGATAGGCTCTACATAGACACAGAGGGCTTGGATTGTGAGATCATACTTAACTTCAATATTCAAAAATACAATATCTCAAGAATTGAATTTGAGACTCTTCATTCCGATGGATTTCTAGCAAAGGGGAAAAACTACAAATACTGCATTGAGAAACTAAAAACGCTTGGCTACAAGGAAACAGAGGCTGGCGAATATAATGAGGCTTACGAGCTATGAACCATATTATTGCAGACTTTGAAGAGGATTGGTTTAACTCTCCTTATGTCTATAAAATGCTTGTTGAGAATTGCAGAGAGGATGGGAAGATTGTCGAGCTTGGTGCGTGGAAGGGAAGAAGCTCGGCATTCCTTGTGGTAGAGGCATACAACAAAAGCCCAAAGATTGAGATTCACATTGTTGATACTTGGGGTGGAAACCCCTTTGATGGTTCGCAAGATGAATCTACTGACATATATCATAAATTTATTTCTAATATGTCTCTCCTTGCCAGACCCTACCAAGCCCACAGAATGACAACAAACGAGGCGGCGGGGCTTTTTAAGGACGAATCTTTAGACGCAGTTTTTGTAGACGCAGATCATTCCTATGAAGCCGTAAAGCTAGACATTCAAAACTGGATGCCGAAAGTTCGCAAGGGCGGGATACTGGCTGGGCACGACTATACTTCTGCTTGGCCGGGGGTCGTAAGGGCGGTTAATGAGATATTTCCAGAGGCTGAAAAAATAGATTCTTGCTGGGTAAAACAATGTTAACCATCTTTACCATCGTCCTAAATGGGATGCCTTACATCCAGAGGCATCTAGCAGAATTTCAAAAGCTAAAGATTCCGTGGGAGTGGAGGATTGTCGAGGGAGTGGCCGAGCCTCTGGGATGCACCCGCTGGTGCAAACAAGTTCCAGAGAAGTACCACAAGAACTTTGTGAGCGTAGACGGAACGCACGAATACCTTGAGAGCATTAGGGGCGAGAATGTTTCAGTCTATTGGCAAGCAAAGCCTTTCCCCGGTAAGCTGGCGATGATTAGCGAGGCGTTGAAAGGGGTTGAGAAGGGCGTTGTGATGGAGATTGATTCAGACGAGATGTGGAGAGCCGACCAGCTAGACGCAATCTTTGGGCATCTCAAGGGTTGCGAGGAGGGGCGAGCGATGCAGTTTCATTGTAACTATTATGTTGGGCAGAATAAAAAAGTAGTAACTAGAGAAGGCTTGGGTTCTAACTGGTACGAGTGGTTTAGGGCTTGGAAGTGGGGCAAGGGGGTTGAGTTCATCAGCCACGAACCACCAAAACTAAATATCCAATCAATGATGATTCCAAGGGGAGTGACAGAAACTTGGGGGCTAACCTTTGACCACTTCGCCTACGCCACAAAAGAACAAGCACAATTTAAGGAAGATTTCTATGGCTATAAAGGGCTGGTCGAGGGATGGCAGAAGCTACAACAAACAACCAGCCCGGTTCGCTTGAGGGATTACTTCCCATTTATAACAGATAAGAGCGTTGTCGATGAGTGTTAAAACCATCAAATACTCACAGAGATTGGGGGATGTGCTTCGTTGCCTCCCCGCCGCCAAGTACCTAGCAGACCAAGGCCACGAGGTTTTCTTTGATTGCTTCGCCCAATACCACGGAGTGTTTGATTTGGTTAGTTATACGAATCCCGGGAGCAAAGGAGATGTTTTAGATTTAGAGATATGGCCGAACAGATACAACGACTTCATCAAAAGTAGAAAGACTTGGCACGACTTTGTCTATAGTCACCCAGAGATTAGGGAGGCAGACAAGACCAATATCGTCCTAGACAAGTTAGATGATAAGCCAGCCGATGGACTTCCAGAATCTTACAACCTAGTTGCCCCATTCGGCATATCTCAAACATTCTACCGCAACCCACTAACTCTAATCCAAGACGCAGTAAAAGAGCTTGGCAAAGAGAGCGTATTCGTTTTATGCCCACCCGACATAAAGATACAAGGATTGAACACCTACACAGCCCAATCAGTCGAGCAAATGGTGAAGGCTATTAGGGGGGCAGATCAATTCTTGGCGGTCAATTCTAGCCCCATCATCATCGCCTCTGCGGTTAGGAGGGGCAAGGAGAGCAGATTTTG